AGAAATTTGTTCTGCTATTTCTTTTTGTTGATTGCTCATCTTTTTAATATTATGCATTTCTCTTAATTTTGTGCCAACTTCTTCTTCTAGTTTTTGAGCTTTAGAAAGGTATTCTTTAATTTTAAGAACGCTATATTTTTCTTCAATAGAAGCTTTTGATTGCTGTCCTTGACCGATTGGTTTAACATTTTTGGTGCTTTGAGGAATTCCAGTTGATCCAGATGGTCTTCCAGCCCCGCCAGCTTGAGCTCCTCCACCAATTAATGGTTGATAAAATCCTTGATCTCTTAAGTCTTTATATTTTTGTTGTGATTCAAGCGATTCTTCGTTAGTAGGAAGTCTGCCAGTTTCAATAGCTTTAAGTCCTTCTTCTGGAGTTAAGATTCCAAGTTCCATTAATCTATTAAATATTCTAGAATATTGAACATCATCTTTAAGATCAATGTCCTCAAAAACTGGTTCTGGATAATTTTTAAATCCAAGGTCTTTGCTCATTCTGCGTATTTCTGGAACTAAAAATTCAGTAATAAAAGTTTGACGAGCTTGCTTTAGTCTTTCCATGAATACTTGTACCTTGATACTAGTATTAGCAAATTTTTCACTACCAATAAGAATATTATTTAATCCAATTTGAATATCTCTATCTACAACTTCATATTTTTCTGGGCCAATAAGATTGCCAATTTCTGGTATAACAAATTGAGCTTTAGTTGTATAATCAGCAATAAGAACTCTACCAATGCTTTGATTTTCAAAAAGAGATCTCATAGCTTCAAGATTCTTTTGGTTAATACCACCATTATTAGGAGTATCTCCCATAGTAATTAAAAGAACAGCTTGTTGCATAGTTCTTGTGATAGCCATATCCATTTTTTTCATCTCGGCTTTCCAATTAATATCTTCTAATACTGGAAATCCCATAGGCACAGCAAATGGCTCATAATCCTGTTTCTTATAAAATGCTGCTGCAATTTTATCTCTTTCTAATGGGATACTTAATACTCCCACAGTCTTTTGCATGATTAAATTTTGAGTTTCTTTTGGCAAACTATTGAAAACTTCTTTGTCTTCGTCTGTTTTCGGATTCTTTAATCTTTCTAATTCATAATCACTTAAAATTTTATAGTATCTACCAACTGAAAAATTAATACTGCCACCAATTTGAACATCAGCAGGATTTAAAACTATGTATCTTGCTGGCAAACTAACAGAAGCTTTGCTTGTTAAGCCGAATGTTTGAGTAATTTTACTTATATCAGCATCTTTAATTTTAGTATCAAATCTATAAAGAAATACATTACCAGAGCGATAGTATTCTCTAAAAAATTTATCTTGTAAATCTGATATATTGATTTTCTTGAATAATGCAGAAAAGAAATCTCTAGATTTTTGACTTCCACCTTGAAAGTATATATTACTAGAACTAAACTCAGTCATTAAGTCAATAGTATTACGGAAAATTGCAAAGTTATAATAGCATTTTTGACAAAGAATAACAGCATCTCTGATGTTAATATTCGAACTACCTTTGATGCCAGTAGAGTATTTAAATGGAATTAAGCCATCATCAATGTTCTTATATCTTTCTGTTCTGGTTATATTGCCAGCTGAATTTCTTCTTATTCTTGTTGCGTCTTCTGAAGCCTTTGCTTCATATTCTCTATTAGAACTAGCTTGAGACACCATCAAAGGTTGAATGTCGTCATTTACTGCTTTTTTTGATTTATTTTGGTTCTTTTTTGACATTTTCATAAATTATTACACTTTATGTAATCATTATAGGCGAAAAAGTTGGCATTTCTAATATTTCTGGCTGAGACATAGTATCATTGTAGCATTTATATCCCCAATTTGCAAGCATTAAGGCAGAATAGTTATCTTTTCTAGCTTTATTTGCAGAAGAACTTCTTTTTAAATGCTGTGGTAAATCAAAGTTTTGATTGCCACGGCTGGTCGAAGTGTACTCTACTAATGCACATTGTTTCTTGGTCTGATATATGAAATCGTCTTGATTTTCTATAAAATCTAAAGTAGTCCAATCCTTCTTGTCTTCTGACCTAATTGAATCTAAATTAGCGCTACTATTCATTACCTTATTAAAGAAATCTTCATTTCCTCCAGTATTAGAAGCAAACCAAATCTTTTTATAATCAATACATGCTTGTAGATATTCGTTTCCTTTTCTAATGAAATTACTAGTAAATACTTGATTTATAGCTATTCTATTATCTTGTAAATTATACTTCTTTCTCATGTCTCTAATCATTAAATCATATTCAAGACCTTCTAAATCTGAATTAAAATCTAATAGTTTTGTGTTTATTTTATCTTTCTTAAATACTTCAGACTCATTACAGCTAGATAAAAATACATCAGAACCAGCATTATCAAGAATTATAAATACAATATTAAAGTGTGTCATAATATAATGAAAATATGCAACGTGATTTTTTAAATTACCTAATCCAGCGTAAGTGTGCACCAAAGTCGAAGTTTTAGTCTCTTCGTCTATTTCTAATACTGCCATAGCAAAATAATCTGCATTGGGACTATCACTCATATTTGGATCGACACCTAATATGTATTTTTTACCAGACTCTCCTTTTAAAAGAGTGTGCTGTTTTTCTCCTAGTTTCAACGTACAGTCTTCCATTTTTTTTGCATTAAAATAACTATCACTTCCATCTGTAAATCTCGCGCAGTATTCTCTAAGAAAACTACTATGACTTGAGCCTCCAGCTTGAGCTTCTTCAATAATTGTTTTATCTATCATTTCTTCTGGTAGAGCCTCGTAACTTAATTGGCTAACAAAATATTTAGCTTCACCTTGCTTTTTATCTAAAATTTTTGTGCACCAATCTGAATACGTTTTATAAAGATTTTCAAAAGTATAACTTGCCGAAGATAATGCTACCATTTTACTATCATTATCAAAAACCATTCTTTCGTCCTCTTTCATAACGCCTTCATCAATTAATTTGTCCTCGAATTCTCTTATCTGCATTCTCTCTTTGATGTTTTGTGGGGCAACTAAAAATGGCATTAAAACATTTTTAATAATTTCTTCTGGAAGTAAAAGAAACTCGTCAAGTACAAGGACGTTAGCTCTGAATCCTCGAATCTTTTCTCCATTCAAAGGAATCGCTACAATACTACCACCATTAATCTGCCATTCAAATTGATCATTTCTTTTTGATTTAGCGCCAAAACATTGAGATAGTAATTCTGCACCAGAACTTTCTACTATCTTTTCTAAATTATTAAAAATAAATCTAGCAGTTCTAAATGTGGGACCAGCTATAAGAATTTTAGTATTTGGCTCAAATACGCATTGAAGAAAACAGAAGACCGCAGCAATAAATGACTTACCGCAACCACGACCAAAGACGCACATATTAAAGTTTCTGTTCATTAAAGCTTTAAGATGAATCTCTTGGTAAGGAGCTAATTTTACACCACTAATTAGTTCTGTTGTAAACCCAATATTTGCTCTAAGAAATTTTGCTAAACTAATCTTAGCTTCTTTATCATTAAGATATCCCTTGAGTTCTGCTAGTTCAGCATTAACATCTTTGACTTCTCTGTTGTATTTATCTGGGCAAAACATCATAAAAGTTTCATATCATAAGCTAATTGAAGATCTACTTTGTTATAAAAACATTTACTTGCAAATATAGATTCGATTGCTCTTTTCATTTCTTCTCTACCGTCTACAAACAAGAATTGTAAATTGCTATACTCTTGGATAAGAGATCTAACATTATGAAATATATACTCTGGAGTAGCTTTGATTTTTTTGCTAATATGAGGAAGGTATTGAAAACTTAAAGCGTTAGATAGTTTTTCTTCTACAATAACAACAAGATTGCAGTTGTTTTTGCGCGACTTATCTATTTCATTTTTAAATCTATCAAAATTTCCTGCACTCAATGTACTGATAAAATCGCTTAAGCTTTTTCTTTCTATATAACATCCACAATTATCATTACTACAAGCATAATCGCCAAAAGATAAAGTTTTAATTTCAAAAGGTATGTTAAATTTAAGCCAATTTTGTTCTCTTGTGTCTACGTAAATAGTATCTCCTGATGATAGTTTATTTTCAAATTGATCTGTTATAATCTTTGGATGAAGATATTTATTCTCTAGTCCTATTTCAGAGCATAATTGATAATAATCATCAAATATTTTATTATAGGATATGATCGATGGACTCATTATTGTTCTCAATTCAATTTGAGTTGGAGAGTATATTAGATTCTTTTCATTTTTCCTTTTGATCAAAAGATTCTTGCAGTGTTCTTGAGCTTCGTCTAATGGCTGTTGTTTTAGCCATTTTTTCATATTATTTTTATCATTAAAATCGCTATTTAGATATTGTTCTTTAGTTTTAAAATTTATTGTTTCGCCAGTTAGTAAATCTTTTTTAGGATAGTATTGGTGATAGTATTTTTCTTTATTTAAACCATAACCCCTGAGTGCAAGATGAAGACTTTTCTCATCTTTAAACTCCTTGCCATCTACTTTACATATTATACTCATCCATTTAAAATCTCATCCCTAGAGATCCCTAATATTTTACATTTTACTTCATCCATTGTAGATAATCTATCTATTTCTTTTTCAATAGTCTTCTTTCTCATGTCCGCCATTTTTAAAAGCTTTGCTCTGCTGTCTTCTTCTTTCCACATCTGCACTAGATTTATTACTGAAGCAGTTTCTTTGACTTGTTTGCTTAATTTATCACTACGTTTGACTTTAAGATCATTATTTAATTTCTGCTGACGATTAACACAATCATTATATTCTTTTCTGGCAGTGCTACTAGCCTCAACTAAGGTCATAGATATTTTTCCTTCTTCTTGCATTGAAAGTTCAATTTGATTCTGCAGAACATTGATTGTTTGTTGAATACTAGAAGATATTACTACTTCTGTGCAAAGAACGATGTATTGGTCAACCTCTTCTTGAGAAAGATCACCTTTATCATAAGTATATCTGACAAAACTACTCTCAAAAAGCTCTCTATCAGATTCATTATCATAAATATTGATTTGGTGAATAAATCTATGAGTATTCATATAGCCAATTAGCGAATTAATTTCTTTTTTATGTTTGTGAGTTAATTTGTTTTTATCAATACCATCTAAAACATATTTATTAATTTTAGCGATGGTTCTTTCTTCACTACGAGGAGGTCTATAACCTTCTGTGGCGGCGTTTTCATTTTCTGTATTATTAAATTTTATGTTGCTGGGAATATTTTTCATAAAATCAAGCACACTTCTTGTCTCTTGACATAGATTAGTCAGAGAATCGTCCTTAAATAATATTTTTGACATCTCAAGACCAGTCATCATATTGCAATTATTGCTAATATACTCTTTTTGTTCAGAGGATAATTCTATAAAACCTTTAGCTTGATATTCGTGACTTTTCTTAGGTTTAATTTGTCTGGTGGCTAAAAAATTCTTAACTGCTTTGCCTTCTTTGCTTCTGCCGTCTAAATCATCTCTTCCAAAAGCCAACTGAACTAACTCTACTAATGATGGAGGATTTTCCATGCGATTATTCCATTCATTTAATAGTTTTAGCTGCTGCTCTTCAGTTAAAATTAGAATATCTTCACTCATGATATATCAATATCTCCATTATATAAATGTTTTTTTACTTTTACTATAATTGCTTTTTTAATATTTTTAATTTGTTTGTATCCTGCCATTCGATTTTTTTCAGTAGTTTTATATCCCATTAATTTTGCTGTTTGTTCTTCATTTTTATTTTCTATATAAAGATAATTATATACTTTCCATTCAATAGGCTTAAGAATTTGTTCCATTTTTTTATGAGTATTTAAAACGCTTTGTTCGATGTCAAAATTCTCATTTGGAATATTATGTATTTCTTGAACATGGTTTTCTAAACTTAAAGTTAATTTAGTATCATGAGCGTTCTTTTTACTTTTCGCCCAGTTTGCGTAAAGAGGGCAATCAGCGCATTGTTTTTGATAAATTGCACAACCATCATCTGCTTCTGCTGCGGCACATTTAAGACATGGCCTAGTATAATTACTATAGTTATTTCGTATTAAATTTTTAATTTGATTGCTTATAATACGATTTACCCAAGGAGCTAAAGGCTTTGATTGATTATATAAATGCCATTTTCTATAAATATGAAATCTTAAAATCTGAGAAACGTCTGAAAAGTCCATCCAAGCAATAGCAGTTAAATTCCACTTATTTTTTCTTTTAAAAATTTCAGTGTTTATCTCATTGATTCTATCTTCAAACTTTGTTTTATGAGCCATCTACTTCTTTCCTATCTCTTTTATAAGAGGGGCGCAAAGTTCCAGCTTCCGCTTTGAATTGATTCAAGAATTCTGAATCTTTTTGTTTATTCTTTTTGGGCGTGGCTTTGCCTTTTTTTGTTTTAATTGGTTTTGTACTTTCTACTTCAGAAAAGGCTTCTTCTGGAAGATTTGAAAGCATATCTCGTAATTTCATTTTAACAGGTCTTACGTCGCTTATTTCAATATCAATTTTTGAAATATTTGGAACATAATTAACATTATCAGTGTCCTCATTATCATCGTAATCGTCTTCTATATTGGACTGGGTTTGCTTTTTTGTATTTTGAGATTTTGTGAAGACTGGTTTTTGCATTTGAACTGGATTAACTATAATAGTTTTATCAAATGATGCTCCACATGAGCTACAAAATTTTGGTTTTAAACTGGTATATGAGGTTGGAGATCCACAGTCTTGACAATACATCTTTAACATATCTTATTATATGCTAAAAGAAGAGTATATTCTAAATATTTAAATTTAATTTAAAATAACGATATATTGTATTTACGCGGGACAAACTTTCGTAGCTGTATAAATGTCTGGCGCTGTTGGCCACTCAGCTTGCCAAGGAAATTGTGAGACAGTTAATGATGTTGCAAGTGGAGTTCCAAGATTAGCATAAATCCATGGACTAGAAGTATTCGCCCTAGATAATGTTTCATCAAAATAAGTATAAAGATTTTCGTTTTCACGAGTTAAGACTCGTGGTCCAACAGACCACCCTACCATTATAACTTTAGCATCATTATTAGCACAGTCAGCAACGGTTGGATATTGAGAGCTAGAAACTACAGATCCTACATTAGTTATAGTAACGTTACCAGGACTAGAATCTTTTGTTGGTTCATTTTGATTAGCTAATAATATCAAAGTTGTACCAGATATATAACCCAAAGGAGCTGTGGGTTCAAATGGATTAACATATTGATAAAAAAATTGATTATCATTAATTCTTAAGTTTGTTATGTATCCTTGATAATCATAAGCTCCAACATCATAAGGAAGATTAGCTTGATCAAAAAGATTACCAATTGTTATAACGCTATATTGAGTATCAGGTGGAGAATAATCACCAAAAGTTGCATCCGATACTCCGTTAATAAAAATAGACAATGTAGATGTTCCATCATATGAAACAGCAACATGTGTCCATTCATTTAATGGTATTTGATTAGTTGAAGTAAAAAATCTAGCCCCTCCAAGAGTACTATTATAGCGATAAAATGTTAATTTATTATTGAATAACTGCAATGACCAGTTATTTCCGCCACCCGCAGTATCTCCAATAATTATATCTCCATAAGTACCATCAGGATTTCCGTTGACATCTACGCTAGCAATCGTCTTTATTGATGTAGGTTTTATCCATGCTTCTATAGTGAAAGGAGAAGCCCCATCTGTAAGATTTATTACTCCCTCTCTTGGAAATTGTAAAAATTGATTTGGATCATTAAAAAGTAAGCTTCCAGGTACGCTCAAATTACTGATTGTTTTTTTTCTTTTGGGATTTTTTACAGTAACTCCGCGTTTAGTATTACCAAAAGCTATAGAGTATGGATTTTTGACTATCATATAGCCAAAAAAAAATTAACTTCTTTCCCAGCAAATATAATTTGGG